TTCCCGTGTACTCGTCAGAGCAGTCCACGTTAGATCCTTCATCCAATTGGCACAGCACATAGCTGTTACTTCCGCCGCCCATATCAACGCTAAGAACAGCAAACAAATGATCTGCCACAGATGCTATCGAGTGAAACTTTCCATTCGTTTCAAACTTAGTCCAACCAGCAATGTTTTCTACGCGGTTTAAGTTATAGGTAATTAAACTTCCGTCATTGTTTAGAAAGAATACAGCAGCGTCAGATGCGCCTACTTCACTAATAGTAACCGCAGACTGAATCGGATTTTTGATTAGATGGGTTGATAGAAGGGAAATAGGGTCTGACTTGTAAGCATCTTCTGAATCACTATAGACAAATTGTCTAATGGTGCTGCCACCAAACTGAGTAAATAGAGTGGCACCATAGAACGGCTGTGGTCTAGAGAAGCTACTTCCAAAAGAAGTTTGTCTTTTTACTACAGCATTAGTAGGTGTGATAGCTTGGTTTTGGAATGTTGGTATCGAGAACTCGGAGCCAGCTGTAAAGATATGAATGTCACGATTGGAAACAAAGTGTCGTATAGTAGCCACTTCGCCAATGCTCATTACAAGCTCAATGCTATCGTTGTCCTGTGCTGTGCCAATATCAAAGTTATAATACAAGCCAGACTTACTTGCCCATATTGTATCGGGCTGAGAGATCGTGCCGCCAAACCACAACCTGTTTTCATGGAACCCAACAGCAGCAGGGTATCCTCTCATTTCAGAATAAGACTGCTCGTACCATTGCTCAGTCGCAGCGTGAGTGACAATCTCAATGTTGCCACCGCCATCTTCTGTAGTATTTGCAGCTGCACCAGCCGTTACTTCAAAAACATTTTCGTCAACAATTCCAGTTATTGACCTAACACCGTTAATCTGACCAGCGTTTATACCGCCAACTGTTGTGGCATTTCTTACTGTAATGCTGTCGCCAATTGCCATGCCGTGATTAATTTGTGTAATCTTAATGCTGCTAGAACCGTCAACAGTTCTAATTGCATCAGCGTCGAGTGAAGCTACCAGCTCGTCTGTTACCGTTCCGTTTGCCACCGTAGAGGAACTTACAGAGTTAATTGTTATCTCTGATCCATGATAGTAAAGTTTAACCCCATCTTGCTTTCCAGTAGTGTCAAAGTAAGGCGCACTTGTTGTCAGTGTAATGCTGCCAGTTGTGCCAGAGGGGTCTAGCGTTACGCCACTAGACTGAAACTGAAAGTATGGTTGATAAATCTTTGCGCCACCAGCACGCACTTGAAACTCAAAAGGCTGAACCTCAAAGCTGCTCAGTCCAGTACGAACTATCTGCTGTGTTTGAAACGTAGGGTGGGCTAAGAAAAGAATGTCACCGCCTTGAGCGTATGTAATCTCATGTAGGTACTCTTCAGTCCAAGGTACTGTTGCGCTATTAATATCAGTGGTTACAGTAGCAACGCTAGTTACAGCGCCCGTTGTTGGATTGATAAAAAAGAATTGAGCCTTGCCATTGCTTAAGGCAACAACATATTGTTCATCATCCGAAAAGTTAAATGGTATAATCCTAACTTGCTGCGTAATACTTGTGTCTTCCGTTACGTCAGTAAAGTCATGTAATGCCTTAAAGCCACCCCTCTTTTGAACGCCCCCTTCTGACATAAGAAAGAAGTTCTTAACGCTTTGGGCAGAGGAGTTGTAAATAGCTGAATCCGTCCTCGATGAAAGGGACGGACTAATCTCACCATACTGAAAATTTGTCAGCGGTATTCTTGCTCTCTGCATTAGCTTCTCCTGTTAGAGATAAATCGAGAAGTAATGAGTTTGCGTGTACTTTGCTGTTGTGAATCTATTGAACGAGCCTTAGCCATCATTCGTTCGTATTGCTGATTCATAAGTGCAGCTAACGATTGGTCTCTTGCAATTGCTGTAGCGAATACAGATGCCATTCCATACTCAACACATACTGAAAAGTATGAAGGCCAATCTGGTTCCTGAGCTCTATAGGTATAATCAATTACTAGCTCGTCTTGAGCTGAAGCATCACAGAATATTTTGTTTCCGTAAATGTCATACTCAATCTGAATGTCGTTTACAGTAACAGCATGAACAAACAGATACCCAGAAGGAAGCTGATATGCAGAACCGAATCGACCAGTGGGTGTATCGGTTAGTCTATTCAAGACCGCTTGGTTCGTTGAGAAACGCCAACGAGTAGTTGTTAAATTTAAACGAGCAATGTCTTCATACATATTGCTCGATACCAAAGCCTCTGTAGTATCATCATCGAATGATGTAATAGGCTCTGCCCCGATTAGGATTAAAGCTCTGCTACAAATATCAATGCCAGTGTTTGCTGCCGTACTTGCCATATCAACCTCTTGTATGAATGGGGGCCGAAGCCCCCACCATTTTTAGTTGTTATCTAAGACTTCATAGATACCATTATCGTCAATCGCTGTTGCGCCCATTGACATCATTGAGGTTGCAAGGTGTGCAACTTTCATTGGTACATAGTTAACTTCTGTAGATACGTCAGAGTTAACACCGATACCAATTGCTGTTGTGTGGTAAGCAAAGTTTTTGCCACCAGCTACAGCAGACGTTGAGAAGATCTTGAAGCCCAAGAATTCTTTCATTGTCATGCCGCCAGCAAACGGAAGGTTCTGAGGACCAACAAAGTCAGATGATGCAAACTCATTAATATTAAACAAGTCAGCGAAACCAGCAGGGGACATGGCAATATAGCGCTGTCCGTCTTCTGGCACATCGGCAGTACCGAATGTTTCAAACAATGTTAGCAAGTCTGCCTTACCCAATGCGCCAGTTGTATCAGCGATTTGAGTGGTGTTTGCACCAGCATCCATTGCAGCAATGATAAGCTCGTCGGTCTTACGACCCAAAGCACCAGCTGAGGATTGAGCAACAGCTTGACGTTCATTGATGTTCATTTTCAATTCGTCAAGTTTGTCGATTAACTCTGCCGCATAGTGATCGGTCATTGTTACTTCGACATTGGTGTGCGCTAGTTCCATTGTGGAAACGTCACCATTGCGAGTTTTGGTAGAGGCTGTGCCTGTACCGATTTTTTGGAATCGAGCTGTTGAGCCTGACACATTTGTAGAGCGAACAGTGTTCCGTAGCTTGGAACCCATACGCTGATACGCCATGTGTACTTCAGTCTCAAACTGCTTGATAAAAGCTTGGTCAATTGTGTTAGCCATTTTAACAGTCCTGAGTTGAGTTTCTGATTGCCACGGGTGTCCGCGAACTCATATCAACTCGGGTATCCTGTTAAGGGCCGATCAATGCACTACGGGCCGTAATGACTTATCCGTAACACTATTTAGATTTGAAATGCAACGCACAAATTCAACATGCCGATTTCCCTCCGTCAACCCGCAGGGCTCGAACCCAAGCCATAAAGCCCAGCTTAACATGTGCTCGAACTGAGATGACACTGTCATAGTAAGCGTGGGGTGCATTGGTTCAAACATTCTTAGCATTGCTTTAGCCATCTTTGCCGCAAGAACTGTATTTTCCTCTAGGTTCTTAGCAAACATACAAAACATTTGAGGCGCTTCATCCCCAAACCAAAGACCCCCAACAAATACTATCTCACCATATTTGTTGCGACAAACATAAGCCTCTGAATTGCTATACATTATTCTTAAGCAATCTAAGGTACTTCCGTATCCAGAGTCTAGTATTTCCTCAGCGTTAAACTTATGAATTTGTTTGCGAAATTCGTCTATGTGATTGGTGTTCATAGGGGTGAGATAAGCCCCACCCCTGTTTATTATCCTATGCTCACGCAAGTTTTTGCCAGCCATCGTCAACTTGCTTTACATAGTCCATATCCCTTTGAGCCGGATTCCAGTACCTTTCATCCTTCATCATGGTTCGTAAACTATCTTCTGTAAGCTGTCCGACTGCTGTTGTTGATCCATTCACCGAAACTGTCTTTACCTGATCCATAATAAACTCAAGCGTCATTAAGCCATCTGCGGTTTCAGTCAGTCTTTCTATGGAATCAATGTGTTCTTTTGGAAAGAACTGTTGCGAAAATAATGACGCAGCTTCTATCCGAGCATTGGCATTGTCTCCAAGTTTTTCCATTTCAGCTTTCATATCAGGTACATCAGCTGACATAGCTGAGACTACCATCTCGATACCCTTGGCAAATTCATCTTGACCAAAGCCGTTTTCAAATGAAGTCTCTGCCCACCACTTTAGAACTTCGCTATCAATAGCAGTTTCATCGTCTATAAAGTCTGGTAGCCGATAGTCACCAGAAGATTCTGGCCTATCCTTATATGCTTCTGCATTAAGCTCTTCGATAAACTTTTCGCGGAAGTCTTCTTCCCTAGTGCCAAGTTTAGATTCTAATTCGCTGTATGCTTTCGCTAAGTCTTCTCCTGACTTGTATTTCTCAGGTAGCCACTCTGGGCGTTCTGGCTGTGTGTCTTCAGCTACAACAAAATCCCGCTCTTCCGCTGGGGGAGCTTCTGCTTCTGTTTCTACTTCTTCACTCATTTGATGTTATGCCCTCTCTGAACATGGCGCTCTATAAGGCCGACTATGTGTCGCTGGCCCTCAAGGTGGCGCAGTGTTGCATCACTAATCTCAGGGCCACCAACCATTTCAATTGTAATACTTCGCAAGTATTTTAAGACCGCCTGTCCCGTAGGCTCCGAAAACAAAGAAGCTATATTCAGGCTGGTCTTATCTTCTTCTGCTTTGGTTCGATGTATGCCATCTAACCCAATGTAACTATTCTGCGGCAATCTGTGGCCCTGCGGTTTGTTGCTCTTGCTGCATCTGTTGCATTTGCTGCATCATTGCAATTACCTGTTTACGCTCTTCCGCATCACGAATCAAGGTCTCAGGCACACCAAATTTTTTCGCAAGAAATACAGCCGTTTCCTCAGAGTCTATCAAAAGATTAGTTGTATCTGGGCCAAAGAATCCGTTTACAAGCTCCAAGAATCTAGACACTGAGGTAATGTCTTGGTTAGATTGAGCCTGTGCCAGTGGCGAAATTGATCTTACTTTTACTTCACGACCGTTAACTGTTGGTATTTCAAGGCGACCTTGCTTCTTTAGAATGTGAATAACGCGCTGCAATACTGGCTGAACCAACTCTGCTTGAAGTCTACCAAAGGCAGAGCCAATACGCCGCGACAAGTCTGACATTCTCTCAGCTACTTCAGTGGCAGAAGCTGGGGTTCTGTCTGGGTTGCCAAGCATATCATTATATAAAGCACGTTTAATATTAAGCCTCATGTCACTCAAAACAATGTCAGCAACATCAAAGCGACCCGCAGCTTGAACTGGCTGTAGGCCAACGGACTGTGGAGACTTAGGGATAATAGTACCCGGCACTAAGTTAATAGTATCTGGGTTAATGATGCCATCATCATCCATTTGGTAAATGCCAGAGATAGCCATCTGCGCATTTTCAAGGATTAACTGAATTGTTAGGTTGGTAGTCTTAATCGCTGACAGTGCATTGATTAAAGGGCCGCGACCATAGACTTCACCAGCACACTTAGACCAGCGGAAGCAAACGTAAGGGTTGGAGCCCACGCCCTTAAACTCTTCTTGCATAATGTATGTCTTGGTTGTCATATCTATAACGTAGTAAAGATAAGCCTCTTCATTTCTTTTAGAGTAATCTTTGCAAACAACCTCAAGCAACGTACACTTGCCCTCGGGGTCTCGCTTCATTCTTTGCTTAACTTGTGGATCAAATGTTCCCTTGGGATATGTATGCTCTAGGTCTGAGTTGCGGAAGTGTTTACGCTCACGAAAGACATGATCTATCTTATCATCTGCGCCAGTATCCAGCACTACATGGGGCAATGGTACTGCTGAAAAAACTATGGGGTTTAGTGCATCGCCTTCCTCAACGCAGAGAATCCCTGTGCCAACTGCCAAGTCCATAAAGGATTCGTGTACTTCTTGTCCAAAGTTAGAGTTCTGAAGGATCTCGAATACATATTCAGTAACTTCATCAAGATCGTTGTCTACCATGTCCCGTTCTTCTGGGGGTATCTCAGACCCGGCGGCTAAGTCAGCCCAACGCGCAAAGTTAGGAACTAGACCTGATTGTAAGCGTGATGCAAACTCTTGAACACCAACAACAGCCGTTTCATCAAATATCTTATCGTCTCGACGCTGCCCCGGAGTTTCATAGTAAAATGACTCACGTTGAGGCAAGGCGTATTCATAACACTCCTCAAACAAATCAACAAAGTTTTCACGATGTGATTTTGCTTTCTCATATCTCTCTAGGTATTTTTTAGGATCATTCATGATTTAAACCTACTATAATATCCGATCCCACCGCGAGAACCTGTCATTAATGATCTACGACCTCGACCACCACGGCGACCCTGTGGCCCAACCTTTTGCCTACTTTCAAGTTTTGTTCTTAATCTGCTAGCCTTACTAATCGCTCTAGCTTCGCGCTGCCGCCTAAGCTCTGCTTGCGCCAATCTTTCTTGATCGCTAATAGCCTCTTCGGGATCGCGTGTATATATTGATGCAGCAGTTACGGAGGTTGCCCCAGCTGCACCTGATCCAGTCCCTATATCTTTGTCACGCTCAGTTGTTGCCGTGCCAGTAGTATCTGCTGTTGTGTCAGTGCTAGTAGTTGTGGTGCTAGTAGTGTCAGTAGCAGTTGTTTTTGCTTTCTTTCTCCAGTTAGCATCATCATCATCAGTAGGGTGGCCTTTTGCCTTTGTCATTTTTTCTTTAGTTACAGCGCTGCGTTCTTGATAGTCTTTAACAGCGGCACCACTATAGCCTGCCTTTTCGAGAGCAATTGCTTCAGCTTCACCAGTTTTCCCAAAACCAGCTAACCCCATCGCCAAGTCAGTCTTAAGATTCTTAACAACAACAGGTGCCTTGCTATCTTTGCTGCTGCTTTCTTTTGACGCTGTGGTCTCTTTTACACACATAACAAAATCCTCTTTGTCCATTCCAAAGCACAGAATGAATATTTTTTCAACGCACAAAAGACCATACGCTAGGTTTCTTCTTAGTCTTGCCTCTATCGAAGAGGTTAAACGATGATTTCCCATTCGAAACTTGGGCGGGTCTTTGATTGGTCATAAGGGCTCTACCCTCACCAGCGCCCAAAAGCATATACTGTAGCGCATCATGGATGTGCGAATACATATTCTTGTCTGGCTTATCAGCATATCTTTCCCCGCTGACTTCCATACGCTTGTACTGATAGCCGCCCTCGAACCCCTTGATAAGTTGTTGGCACCTTCTGTCTATTAAGAAGGCTGGCTTCCCATCCACCATTTTGTTCAGTTGGGAGGAAACTGACTCAAGGCGAAGGTCAACAGAGTTGGAGGGAGCCGGGAACGCCCTCAAGCCAGCCCCGCGCAGAATGTGAAAAGGAGTTGATTCATCAGTCTGCGCTCTAAAGTCACCAGCGGGATCACCGTAGATATATACGTCTGAAGCCTCTGAGAAACGTGTGGCGATTTCTTCACGCAAAACTTCTGCGAATCGAACAATGCCCATATCAAATGCAACGATTTCAGCTTGTACCAACCATCTGCCTCGAACCTTTTGGCCTATTGTCGCCGCTGGAGTAAGCCCAAAGTCGAGCCCAACATAGAGTGGAGCCCCAGATGCTACTGGTATTTCTTCTTTTGCCACATGAACATCTTGAGCAAACATTGGATATATAGGCTTCCCGTCTTGGATGGTGCCAAGTTTATTCATTACATATACATCAATCCAGCTTTTTGTCTTACCCTGCACTAGATTGGGGTAATACCCCTTAAGCATATGACTTCTATTCTCTGCGGATTCGTTAGGCTTATAGCCTTGTATTTCGCCCTCGTCATCTTTCTGCTCGATCATGGCTGCGGGCTGAGTAAAGAACTGCCAGTTGTCAGGCTTCACTAACATCTTAGCCTGTTCTCTTGGTATATGATCTGGAATGGGAACTTCGCCCGACATAATGGGCCACCAGTGATCCTCTTCTGGCGCGTTAGTATCTGCAATAACACCTGTCCAACTTGGCCCACCATCACGCATAGATGGGTAGCGACCCACCCGCATGGTGCAAGCGTCAATAATACTCTTGGGTATCTCCCTTGCTTCATTGATCCAGATACCAGTTAACTCGAGGGACAAGAGTTTCTTAACATCTTCGGGACGGTCAAGAGCAAGGAAGATTACTTCAAGCTGGACTTCTCCTCGCTTGATGTTGTGGGTGTATGGGACTGACCATGTGAACCTTCCCCATTCAGACTCAGGAAACCAGTCAAGCCATGTTTTAATAGTTGTAGTTCGTAGCTGTGGGTTTGTATTCCGAATGATGGCCCATCTGGATTTTCGTAATCCGTCTGGCCCTTTCTCTTGCTGAAGCGCCCTACGAAAAACCTCGACACAACATCCAACACTCTTGCCACTCCCTACCGGCCCCCTAATGCCACGAAAAAAGGTATCGTCTTTCATAAAGTCCTTGAGAACTTTACCATCTGGCTTGTATTTAAAATTAGCCACTAGCGGAGACCTTTATCTACACCAAACCTAATCATTCGCTCTATAACCTCTGGGCCAATGCTTTCAATCAATTGATCGCACATTGCGTCA